GGTAATTCTTAGCGTTTGGGATGCTTGTCGTGCAAGCGCTATCACTGGAGCGCCAGGAGTTGTAAATGCGCCAATAGAGTTGGAAACAGATGACGAAACAGAACTAATACCAGACCCAGATTGCTTGACTACCGTAAATGTGTAAGCAGTTCCAATCGCAAGTCCAGTGACGGTAATCGGAGAAGATGCTGCACTGCCTGTTATGGAACTAGGAGAGGAAGTCGCTACATAATTCCCGGAAGGCTTTCCAGGATTGGTTGAGGCTGTAAATGCTATTGAAGCCTGCCCTCCAGAAACCGCCGTGGCAGAAACAGCACCGGCTGGGGCGGTTGGTGTCCTTGCGCTAGCGCCGGGCTGAGATAGCGGTCCCAATGGCATGATTAGGCCTTCAAATCGCCTATAACGAACCAATCGTTCTCTGCGCGGTTTATCAGCGTAACGCTCGAATATTGAGTCCTGAGGACGGCTGTGGTTAGGGATGATGAAGGTAGCGGCGTCCCCCTGAGCGTTTGGCCGGGGAATGAAATTGAGGCAGAGCTTGTGCTGGCACTCATCTGCATTATGGTCACCTGCGACCCAACTGCCCAGCCAGTTCCAGTAACGTACAATGTCCCAGCAGATGCGGAGTCGGTTTCTAAAAATCTACCGCTGCTGGCTGCGGATATTGATGCGCTGTTTGCGACGCTTGCCGTAGTGATGTTGTAGACGACGTTCCCAGCAACTGAGGCACTTCCAGTTATGGTTATTCCAGCAAATGTAGTGCTTGACGTTGTGGCTATGTCTTGAGGGAGGCTCAGCGTTACGGTGGCCGTCTCCCCACCTGTTCCGGAGGCAGATACGGATGCAGTTATTTGATTTGACGTACCATCAATGGTCGCCACATAGGCTCCGGTGGTATCATCTCCGAGCGTAACTCTATTGCCACCAATTGTCAAAACCCCAGTATCAGAGATGGTGGCATCTCCGGAAAGCGCCACGTATGTTGGCACACCAGAAGCGTTTGCAACAATTATCTGACCAGATGTTCCAGGTGCAAGTTTTGAGAGCGCAATTGCTGCAGTTGCGGATACTTTTCCGTTGGTTATTGACAAGTCAGGAGTGGTAAACGAAGACGAGTCGACCCAAGTGGAACCATTGTAGAACTGGATAGTTTTACCTGCGCCACCACGAACAGAGTTAATTATGTAGCAAACTCTGCCTTCTGACAATGCTGGCTCATTTGCGCCACCGAATGCAGCGTCCCTGACATCTTCATTCAAGAATACGTTAATTGACTGGTCCATGAGATATTGGTTAATCTCATCTGCTGTTAATACAGCTCCCGTCTGGAATAGTTTTACGCCTGCGCCAGCCATTATTTCTCCTCATGCATGTAAATAATTGTATCAATTTTTGAAGTTAAATATTTGTTGTAAAAATTAAGACAATATAAGCTAACCGATTGATATTTCACCAATAACCCCTAACGTTGCGTCGTCCAGAGTGAACAAAAATTGACTAGCAGCAGTGTGGTACACCCTGTATCCAAGTGGTCTTGCTGCTTCAACAGCATTTAGCACCATCTGGCTAGTTTGTCCAAAAGCAGTTACGTCTGGCGTTTCTTGTACCAGCGTCTGAATTCTTATTGAAAATGTATCGTTGTTAAATCGCGGTGTAATTGCAACAGCAAAAGATGAATCAAGAGAGGCTGTCACCGAAGGGTTTGATGAGGCAGACAGCGCTGTTGAGGCATATGACGAACTAAGAGCAAAAGAAATGGAGTTAAACGTTGTTCCAGTAACTTCATACAAGTTTGTCGACAGTATTGAAATGGAGTCAATGCCCGGGTTTACGTTATTAACATATACTAGCTCGCCAACGTTAAAATTATGCGTGCCTGGGAATGTTAAAACAGCAACAGAACCACTTCCGTAATAGAAGGAAGGGGATGCAGATTTTGTTCTTTCTGAAAAAAGAAGAACTCTTTTAACGGCCTCAATCATTGCTTCCCTGGAACCTGCACCAATTCCTAGGTAGCCTGTTTGCAATTGCCATTTTGCGTAATCATTTTCAGTTTCGTATGACGGAAGCAAACGTTCCTCGTTTTCACCGACTATGTTTCTTTTTAATTTATTTCCAGTGAATTGCGCAAGCCATGGGGCATATTCTTCTTTAACATAATATGGTTCAACTAAATTGCTGTGGTTTAAATTGTCATATCCTTCAGTTATGTTTAAAATCTCAGATTTTTCAATTGGGAACATGTTTACGTATTCCGAATAAGAATAACCAGCAACGGTAGATAAAGCATCTATTAGCTTATGTAGTGGAGCTTTGGGGTTTTCTTGTAAAAAATCAACATCAAAATAAAAATCAGGCATGTACAGCCTAGAATCTATTACAAATTTATTTGCATAATAAAGCTCTTCATCTATCAGGTTTGGTGAAGTGAGATAAATTACTTGACCAGCTTCCTGGCCAGTTATTGTTATTTCAATGGAGACTGAATGCAGTGCTTCGTCGTCCGGAATTACCACAACATTTGACCTTACGGTGCTGTACCCACCGCTATAAATAGTTGTTTGTACTGGAGTTGGCTGTTCCGCTTCCCCATCCACGGTTAACTTTGCGCTTACACTTATGGTTGAAGTCGGACTCATCAGACAGTTAAATCCAAATTCCCTTCCATTGTCACCAATTAGTAGACTATTGCTATCAAGGGATAATGTTATTGGTCCAGAGTCACCTGGTGAGATTCTAAATGCATATCTGGACTGAGTAGATAAATTCGTTGAAATAATAGACAGCGCAGCGTCGCCAGTCCTGGTCCACCCGTGCGAATATGACGGGTTTATTCTCATAAGACTAAATTGATTCGTGACGCTAGCGGAACCAATAGTACTAGTAGTTCCTGATACATTCATCGTTATCAGCGGATATCCAATGCTTGAAGAAACAGATGATATGTAATTTAACCCATCAACAAAAGAAGCTGATGCGTTTATTGTTCCCGCTCCGACAATTGAAACTATTTCATTTTCGGAAAATGTGTAGTTTGTGTCAACTGTAAAAAAAGCTACTGAAGCAGTTACCACTCCACCAAGAATGGCCATTGTCCTGCCAGATATGGGAAGTGCAGCTCCTGTTGTTCTATCAACGGAGTAGAGTCCATCAAATTCAGTAAGCCTGTTTACCGTTTTAGACATTTTATACCGTCACCGATATAAATGTAATGTCAATATCATCACTCGACAAACTTGGAAGGGAGCCTTTTTTCTGGAACTGTATGTCGTCTGTTATTTGCGGAAGCCATCCAGAACCAACCGGAGTAATTGTTAGCCCCCCAACGTATAGGACGCCAGGTATCCTGCTTATCAGGCCGATGAGAGTCGTATACCTTATCCTGTCTTCGGTATATGGAAAATTCATTGGACTTAGATAATCAACTAAAGTCGAATACACAATGTCTTGCAGTGGCAATTGGTCATATGCGCCATCTAACGTAACTGTTCCTGTTATTTCTAAGTTAAGTAAATCAGGGTCTTTTATCGCAATGGAAAGGCCAGCTATTGACTTATTCGTAACGTCAAGCAGTACTGCTGATTTATCCGCAGTAGAAAGGTATTCATTTACTCCATAAGCAAATATAGTTACATACCCAGGAACTTCTTCACCTATGCTCACAGAAGGAGTAGATGCTCCAAGGTAAACGGATGCTGTATCTGAGCCAGCTTTTGTGTACAAGATAGTGTAATCGGTTGTTGAGTTTATAGAATATAGAACAGTTGAATCTGCATATGTAGAATCAAGTCCTGCTATTTTAACTTTTTCACCACTTATGAATTGATGCTTATCAGTAAAGTATAAAGTAACAACTCCTGTATTCCTCGTAAGTCCTATTGGTGTTTGGGCGCGATAAACGCCAGTTTCCCCTAGTGATGGAGTGCCGTTTGTTAAATCGTAAGTTTTTGCTCTTCCAACTAATCCCGAATAATTTGTTAGCAAGTATGAATCTACTTGACTTGATTTATTCAACGACCGACTTAGTGAGGATAGATACGTAACGCATCTGCTTAGGTATTCTGCGTCCGTGTCCTCATTTGCACCATTTGCAAAATAGCTTCCAACTTCCGCATTGATAATATTTAACCCAGATGTAAGGATGGATAAAACTAGTGCTGTTTCCGGAAGAGGTATAACGCCAGCTGTTATGCATTGAGCATTGACCGTTCCGCTTGGGTAGCTGCCAGATTGTGTCGTTTTTTCTGCTATTTCAAGAAGTTCTGTTGTTTCAAAAATAAATTCTTGAACTTCGTCTTCAAAAGTTGAAGAAAATGAAAAAAGAGAACCAATAGGGATAACCGCTCCATCGTAAGAGTCAGCAGTGATGGTTATTTCCATTTCTGCTGGTGCCCCCTCTATTCGCTCAACCCCCATCATTAGAAGTATCCCTGCCATCAGCCTGCTAGGGAGCCTATTTATTGCTGCAATATTTAATGCAGACATATATGCCATTGCCTGGAATATTGCATCTTCCGGAGTACCAACGCGAAGGTTGAACTCTGGCAAAGTAAGTCTAGCAATATCTATTGAAGTTAAATAAATGTCGCCAGGATTAAGGTCAAATGGGCGAAGGTCTACATATTCTGAGAAATCAGCTGGCATTTCTTACCTTCTATCCTTGACAATGAATGAAAACGTTGCATTTACAGTACCATCAATATCTAGATTTGTATTTAAGTCTGTAATCTGCACTTCTGGAACGAAACGGGCTGCGTTTAAGAGAAATAGGCCTTTATCTAACCCTCTGAATGACTGGTCATAAACTCCAAATTTAGGAGAAAAGGGAAGAGTCTGGGGCTCCGTTAGCACAGCAATGGTCAGCAGTTGGGAGTAGTACTCATCGGAGCCATCCGTCAGCTTGGAGACTCCAGTGCTGTCAAATTTTATTGGAAATTTAATTGAATCCATCAGTTTGCTCCATTTAATGTACTGCCATAAAATAAGTTTAATAGTGCCGATGAACCGAACACGCCTACGGCTCGGAAAGCAATTATTTGTAATTTAACCATGATGTTTCCTTCGTGCGTGGTATTCATCGGCTTAACTGAACTTCCTAATAGCCCTTACTTCAATACTCCCACTTTTTGAACCAACATTGAGGTTACCAATAGGTAATGCTTGCATATAAAAAGCAGATGTAGTTGGTGTATAAGTATTTTCTTGCGTTGAAGTCCAGTAATACCCTGAATACCAAGAAGTGCTAAATGATTGATGCAATACTTCATTTGCCAGTTTCATTTCAGCCAAAGAACCTAGGTACCAGTCAGATTGACCACCAGAAACCAATGAATCACAATAGGTTGCTGCGCAGGTAGCAGGGTTGGAGTTGCCTTGAGCAACAATTTCTGCAGTATTTAAAGAACCAGTACCTAAGGCAAAACGACCTGCTCCACTAACAGCAGTAGATTGGTAGTTTGTAGGGGCAGATTGTGCCCAAGTTCTTAAAACCCGTGTACTGTCTGGGGCTATTTCTAAATAGTTGAAATCAGAGTATTCGTTGAATCTGTCAACATAGAAAATGGTTCCGCCACCAGGACCCGTATCGCCTACTTTGTATTGGCTTGCGAACGATACGAAACGCCAAGCAGAACCATCGTAAACCTTGGTGTGTCTAGTGTCTGTTTCGTAAGCAACTTGACCGTTAAATGGGGATGGGATAGCGGTAGAAAGTAACGAAGAAGTTGTGACGGTGACTGCCGATAGCGATGAAGCAAGCTTTGCTTGAGGAACAGCTCCATCGGCAATCATCTCACTCGTGACAGTATTGTTTGGAAGAACTACTGTTCCTGTAAAGGTTGGAGAAGCGCTTGGCGCCTTTAAGTTAATCTGGGCCTGAATCCCTGAAGTTACCCCATCTAGGTAGCTAAGTTCAGTTGGAGTTATTGTACCGATTGTCGTGCTGGCTGACAAGAACGAAGAACCGAGTACAGTAAGTGTGGAAACTGTTATGTTTTCAGAATTGCCAGTATCAATAACGGTTATCCATTCCGTCCCGTTATATATCTGAAGTTCATCAGTGTCTAATAGGTAAACAACTCGACCTTCTGATGGCGAAACCTCTGTAGCGTTTCTTGCTGCTTGGTTTTGATACCTGGTAACACCGCTTTCAAAAGGGGCATACTGGTCTGCTTTTTGTGTTGATGTTCCAATAATAATTAAAGAAGAGTTGTACATGTCGCTAAACATGCATGAAACAGCATCGTTTATAGAAAGTCTTTTTGATGGTGTTGTGTCTAGGGGCATTATTGGGCCAGCGTCCAAGCCGAGCATTGGTATCTTTATTGATACCCGTCCATCATCGCGAACAGCGGTGACCACAGCTTGATATATTCTTCCAGGTTCACGAACGTGGGAAGATGATTTATCTCTTCTAGTTAAGTTTAAATTTGAGTCCATATTTACCTAGTCATAAAAATTTTCATTAGGAAAACGATTTTCCAATATTAAAGATTGTTGTTCTGAAATTAGCATGCCGTAATACTCAGCAATTTCAATAGATGTGCATTTAGCAAGAAAATATCCATCTGCTTTGTATTTTTCAAGCGTCGCTTGTTCACTTAGTTCTATTGCAACTCCCCCAGATTCCCATATGGGCGTTAATAGAAGGGTAAACGGCTCCCCTCCGTTTACACCCGCTTCTTTGTAGCGATTATAAGAAATGGAGTATGTGGTTTTTACTTCTCCACCTGACTGCAGCACTGGTCTGTTGTATAGGTCTATATTTCCAGCAGCTATTAAACCTTCTCCTATGTACGGGTACAAAGTTGTACTGGCGGAAGTAGGGATTGGGAATATTGAAGATTCCTTGAAAGATGTATTCTTCCCAAACCTCTTAGTGAGAACCTGTATCTCCTGAAGATTACAGAGCCTAATGTAATCCGGAGCGAGTGATTTTAATTCTGTGCCGTCATAATAAAGTTCAGGCAACTTTGCAATAAACTCAGGATTGCCACCAATTGATGCACTCAGTAGAAATTGAGTAGAAGCAGTTAAGTCGTCAAGAACCTGAGGATGATTTGAACCATC